GAAGTTGCTGTATGTGTATGACTTACTACAATAGCATCTGCACTACCACCTGTTTCTTCTAATGTATCAAATGCTGTATCACTACCATCTATACCTACCATAACACGACCTGCACCAAATGATACCCAAGTACCAAAACCTAATAAGGTTGCGGGGTTAGTAGCTACTGCTGCTTGTGTGTATATAGTCCCTACTGGAAATAAAGCTGCTTTAGCTGCAGCAACTGCAGTAGTGATAGCAGATGTTACATAAGCTGTAGTGCCTATTTGTGTTGAATTAGTAGCAGCACTAGCTGTTGGAGCTGTTGGTGTACCTGTTAAAGCAGCATTATTAGTATCAGCTTTACTGTTTACTGCTGTCTGTATGGCATCAAATTCATCATCTATCTCTGTACCTTTTACAATCTTATTTGCATTACCTGTAGATAACGCATCCTTTGCTGCAAAGTCTGTTGTTTTTGAATAATTACTCATTATATAATCCTACCCTGTTTAGTGTAAATGTCTAGTTTTTGAACGCTTAATAACGCCCCATCTATTGTTGTTTCAATACCAAGTTGTACTATTGAACCTGAACCTGATATAGAAGAATCAAGTCTTTCCAAAGAAATACCTGAATGATACTCTGCTATTGTTGCTGCATTACTTCCGTACTCAGCTATACCGTACTCTGATACTGCTGATTGACTTAAAGTAAATGGAAAACTAAAATAATTAGTTGTATAATCAAAACCACACTTTAAAGTAAAAGGTTGTGATGAACTTCCAATAGCTGTAACTGCTGCTCTCTTTATTAATTTAAGTATATTAGGTTTATTAAAATCAAAATGATTAGTAAAGTATGACATGGTATATGCACTACCATTATCGTTATAACCACTATACTCAGCTATACCATCTGTTTGTGTTAGATACATAACTTTACTAGTAGCATCATAAACATAATCAGTATGACTTAAATTATTCCAAGTAGTTACTCTTAATGAAGCATCTTCTAAAGTACCCCTAGTATCAAATAAAAATACTTGTGCTGCTTCCGGTAAACTAATTAAATAAAAAGCTTCTTCAGGAAAGTAACAAGATTTAACTAAACCTAGGTCACTTTCTCTATTAACTATATCCATAAATGTATCTCTTACATTTTTAGATAAATCATTTAATGGTTGAGATTTTTCTTGTATTGTTCTACCTAATGAACGTAATCCAGTTGCCGATAAAAATACAATATCAGTTCCTGTATTTTGAATACTATCTCTAGCTATACACCCTACCCCTGAAATAACCTCAACTAAAGTTAAAGAAGTTGTACTAATAGTAGATGCAAAGTTATCTCCATCTGAATATATAATAATATGGTTTTTACAAAATATAATTAAGTTACCATTCATTTCACCTAAACCAGTAATTACATCTTGACCTTTAGGTAAAACTCCAGCTATGTTTAAAGAACCAGAACTACCTCCACCCCATTTATATCCATGTAATAAATCAGTAAAGTATACTGTAGTTTTATTAGTTGTAGTATCAGCAGCCCATAAACGACCAAAGGCTGACATAACTATATTAGCTTCTGGTGGTGTTCCTGAACTTCCTGTGTGTTGGTCTATACTTTTAAATTCATTAGGTGTAGTTTCATTTGTGTAATATAAAGGTTTATAATCTCTTTGGAAGAAATATGCTATATCGTTTAGTGTTGCACTACTCCAATTACCAGCACTAATAGTATCAGTAGTAGTAGGGGTGCGTTCTGTTAATGTAGCCAGTCCTGTATAAAATTTAGTACTAGACCAAGACACTAAAGTATTAGTTCCTGCTATATCTAAAAAGGGGTGCATACCTTTTAAGTTAACACCTGTACCACCGGAAGTAGTACGATATAACCAACCTTTTCTTGCACCTAATCTACCAAATTCATCTATAATACAGTTATTAGCTTCTAAAGCAAAGCTAGGGTCATTAGCTACACTAGACTCTTGGGTATTTAAACCTAAGAATGCTGGGGCTACTAATGATGCTGTTAATATTTGTTTTGACATTATTTAATAATTCCTAAGTAATTAAGCTTCATACCAAATACTTTCTTCTGGGTGTTTAGCTGCATCTAAAGCTATAGCATCTTGTAAGGCATTGTTTGCTCTAGCATATGCACTTGTTGTAGTAGCACCACCATCTTCTCCACGTTCTTCTACAGCTAGTGCATAAGCTAATAGTTCAATAGGTTTAGTTGGTACGCTAAAAGTATCTGCATCACTTTCTAATTCTGCACTTCTTAATATTACATTAAAGTAAATCGTATAAGCTTTATCAGGTATTGGATATAAATCAACTTGTGTATCCCCGTCAGAACTTATACCGTTAAAACAATAGTAATAGGGTGAGCCTGTTGCTGGTTCTGTATTTAAAAATAAATTATTAAAATCATGTGAACTTTTTTGTTTTAAGAAAAAATCATCAGTTTCATTTATAACATCTAATACTGTTAATCTATTCTGTGTACCATTAAGTTCATAATTAAATATACCATTGGAAGTGGTAGCTGTTAGTGTATTACGAAGTCCTGACCAATGCCAAGCATTCTCTACATCTATTAAAGCATCATTAACTAACACCCCTATTAATTTAGAGTATGTTGTTTCATTTACAGATGCTACAGTTCTTTCCCTTAATCGTTTTAAAATATTGTTTACTACTTGTAAGTATGTCATTTTATATTCCTATGTTGTACGGTACTTTTTTACTTTCTTTGCTACCTTTTTAGGTTGTGCTACAAACTGTTTACCTTTTCTATTACCTTTTGCTTTAGCAGCATTAGTAGCTCTTTTCTCAGCGGGTGTTAAAGCATTCCAAGCTGCATCCGGTAAGTATCTTCTTTTACCATTACTAGGTTTACCACTAGATGTTCTCCACTTTTGATTAGTCCAATCAGTTAAACTTTGTTGTCTTTTAGTTTTATTAGACATAACCACCACCTTTAGCTTTATATTGTTTAGCTAACATTTGAGCTTTACGAGCTGACCATTGTCCGGGCTTACCACCCTTACTACCTGCTTTAATTTTGTTAAAAAGATTTTTACGCATAGTAGGTTTAGTATAATTACCTGCTTTATTTACTGTACTTTTTTTTGTTTTCTTTTTTACCATTTTACTTTATTCGCCCAATAAGCTGCTGACATTTTTCCTTTAGCTATATTTTTACCATGTCTAGCTTTAAATGATTTTCTTTTTGCTTTCATTTTAGCTGACTCCCCTGATTTAGGTTTACCTGCTGTACTAGCTCCTTGCTCTCCAAACCTAATAGTTTTTATTTTATCACCTTGTTTAGCAACTACTACATGAGATTTCTTAGGATGGTTAGGGGTACGTTTAGGTTTATTATAACAACATACACCTGCTTTTTTTAACCTGCTGTCTTTTTTCTTATCTGTCATAATTTATGTGGCATCCTTCCACGATAGTACAATCTTCTGTACTGACCATTGATTTTCCTATTTGGATGTGCCGCCATTATTTTTGCAAGTTTATACATATTGCCTCCTTATAACTTAGTTATACCACCAAAGCTAGATAGCCATACTATTAAACTTATAGATACAACACCCATAATCCACATTAGTTTTTTAGATACACTTTTACCAACTTCAGCATATACTTTTTCTAATGCTCTTCCAGCTGCTTTTTCTGCTATTCTATCTATGTCAGCTTCCGTTAAAAATTTTTGTTTTTCATTCATTTGTATCCCCTTACAATTTTATTTGATGGTATTACTTTATTATTAACAATACCAGATGTTATTTTATTTTTAATAACACCCATAAACATTAATGTATATACAGGTTTATTTGCTTTTATTTCGTGAAACTGATTATGCGATAACTTATTAATCCATTTCTTTTTTGTTGCAATACCATTTACAACTTCTGTATATGAACCCCACAATAAAAAAGATATAAAAGAACCTTCGTGATTATGTGGTATTTGTTTAATTGCAAATATTTTAGAAAATAATACAGTAAAATATGGTGTCCAAATACCCCACCGTTTTAACATGGGATTGCCAGTTCTAGTAATCACATGGCTAGAACCAATACCACATTGATTATAAATCTTTGAGAAGAACTTTATCATAGCCACCACTTCCATCTTCTTTAGGAATCATTATATATTCTTTAATATCTTCTTTATTAACTTCTTGTGCAATTCTGTTGCCGTGATTATCATAGTTAGGTATAACAATCTCTGTATCAGCAAGATTAGTTAATTCATCTGCAAAATCACAGGTATATTCAACAAACAAGTTTTCTCCTTTTCCATACACCATATATCTTTCTAGGTGTGCAAACAATTGAACTGACTGCAATTCACCAGCACTATTAAATTGAAATTTATATGAATCTTTCTCGTGTAATGTTTTATCTTTAGAAATAGGCATAACTACATCAGATTTTAATGATGTAGCCCACGCCCATATATCATCATTTGTGCCTTGAACATATAAGGCTTGAGTGTTTTGTAATTCAAAGTTTGCATTACATATATCTGATATACGATATACAGTAATCCCAGCACCTAAATCTACAACAGGTGTTGCTTGATTATGCTTATAAAATATTTCAATCGTCTTAGTTTGTGTATCAAGATTATAGATATATCTCATAAAATCTGCATCAAGTAATAAACTGTTTTGGAATTTACTGCTGTCTTTATGGTCTTGTTCTACTGAACATTGATGGAAAGTAATTACATTGTCGTCCATATTGACACCCCATATCATAATAGGAAATGGGAATGTTTCGTTGGTAAATACATCAGTAACTCTTTTCTTAACTGCTACTGTTTCTGCATCTTCACTACCAGCCCAATAAACTCTGTTGACTACTTTTTTATTATTTATAAATGCTCTAAATAAAATCACGATACCGCTCCATAAATTGTTCCTGTTGCTGTATATGTTATAGAATTACCATTCAGATTAACAGCTTTTCCACCAGCTCCACCTGTACCACCAGAAGATGCACTAGTACCACTACCACCAGCACCATTTGCACCAGCACTTGCAGTATTAGCTCCACCATTACCACCAGCTCCACCTGTTGCTGTACCCCAAGCTGTGTTTGTTGTGCCAGCTCCACCTGTACCTAGATTTGTAATACTTGAAGCATTACCATTATTACCCTGTGTTGTGCTATTTTGTGCAGTACCTGTACCCTTAGAGCCACCACTAGCAGAAGCACGACCAGCACCACCTCCACTACCTGTGCAACCACCATAATTTGTGCCACCTTTTACAGCTTGACCTGAAACACCAGAACCACCACCACCACCACCACCAGAACCACCTGAGATAGTTCCACCTGTGTTGTCTAAAGTAATGTTATATTGTAAATTAAATGCTGTGCTTCCAGCTCCACCATTTGTTCCATTTGAACTTGCGTGTGTTGAGTTTAAATTCCCACCATTACCACCATCACCACCGTGTCCAACAATTAAAGCATTGTTATCAATTGTAATAGTATCACCAGCAGTCCAACCTGTTCCTGTATCTAAAGCAACACCAGATGTACTATAAATATTTGCATTATTAACAAGAGTTATGTCAGATTGCCCAGCAACATATGTACCACCTCTGTTATTAAAGATGTTATATCCATTTGTATCAGCACTTGTAGTTAATGTAATTGTCACCCTTGTAACCGCTGCTGCTCCATAAAAATCTCCAATAGATATTTCACCAGATGTAGGTATAGCACCATTATCTCCTGTTGTACCAGATGCTACATAAGCACCACTAGCATAATATTCTGATATTGATATAGGATTACTACCACCAAACTCAGTTTGTATTTCGCTAAGGCTTATTGCACCTGATGATTGTAACGCCATTAAACTGTACCATAAGCTGTGATGTCTCCGACTACAGTAAGATTACCAGAAGCATCTAGTTTCATTTTATTTGTACCAGATGTAGCAAAATATAATACACCTGATGATTCAGTTACAGTCCAGTTACCTAAGTCTACTGTTGTAGCATTAAGGGTTACAAAAGTAGGACTTGCACTTGATGTTACACTTTGGTTTAATGCTTTTACATCTGCCAATGATGTACATTCACTATCCATTAATGCACCTGCTGCTGTTACATTAGCTGTATCAGTTACATCTGCACTTGCTTCAATACCATCTAATTTTGTACCATCTGTAGATACATCTCTACCATCTACGGTAAATGATTGTGTATCTAAATTACCACCGAGTTGAGGGGTGGTATCTTCTACTATATTTTGTAAAGCACTATCTGCTGTAGTACCTTGTGCTGCTGTAGCATAAGCTGTACTAGCAGTTGTTGCTGCTGTACCTAATCCTAAATTTGTTCTCGCTGTACTTGCACTTGCTAAATCTGATAAGTTATTTGCTTTAAGTGCTGCTGTGCTTAATTCAGCTGCTGCTGCTGTTGCACTAGCCGCTGCTGCGGTTGCAGATGTTGCTGCATTGGTTGCACTAGTAGCCGCTGCTGTCGCAGAGTTACTGGCATTAGTTGCTTGTGTAGAAGCTGTAGTAGCTGAGGTAGCTGCATTACTAGCAGATGTACTAGCTTCTGAAGCTTTGGTTGTAGCTGTTGTAGCACTTGTGGCTGCATTAGTAGCTGATGTAGATGCTTCACTCGCTTTAGTAGTTGCTGTGGTAGCACTTGCTGCAGCATTAGTTTCTGCAGTTTCAGCATTTGTTTCTGCTGTTTCTGCTGCTGTCTTAGCTGTCTCTGCTGCTGTTTGTGCAGTTGATGCTGCAGTTGCAGAAGTAGATGCATTAGACGCTTGAGTTGATGCTGTACTTGCTGAAGTACTAGCATTGGTTGCTGAAGTAGCTGCACTAGTAGCAGACGAGGCTGCTGCTGTGGCTGAATTACTTGCGTTTGTTTCTGATGTACTAGCGTTGCTAGCTGAAGTGGAAGCTGATGTTGCACTTGAAGCTGCGGCTGTTGCGGAGGCAGAGGCTTCACTTGCTTTTTCTGTGACTTGGTTAATTGTTATATCTGAATTTGCATCACCTGCACCACCATCACCTCTATATATTGCCATTTAAACCTCTATGTATTTATAATTAAAAAAAGGAAAAGGGAGACTACGAATGTAGTCCCCCGATTTGTTTCCTTATTTAGAAACAGCGATTACTAAACCTGATTCAGGTCTAACAGTTTTAACACCATAAAGTGTATCAGCTGTCATTAAATCACCAAGATACTCTTGTTTGTATTGAGTTTGAGTTCTAACGCCCATTTGCTCAACTAAAACCATAGCATCTCTTTGAGACATAATTGCACCAACTGTGTCAACAGCAGAAGCTGAGTTAGCTGCAGCTGTTTCAACTACTGGTAAGTTGTTAGATACATAGATATCTACACCATATAGTTGACCAATTAAGCCGTTTTGTACTGGACTAGAACTTACAAAGTCTGCAGATACATAACGGTCAATGCCCATTATTGTGCTACGAACTGATGGAGGAATTACTAAGAATCTACCATCCATTGGAGTATCGTTATCGTCTAGTTCTTTTACTAACTCTCTGAAAGCCAAATCAGTAAATACGTCTGTTACTGCAACTGTATCAACTGCATAAGCAGCAATACCGTTAGAGCCATCAACATAAAAACTGTTTGAGTGAACAAAGTCAGAACCAGAACCATTATCATCACCAAAAGTTTTACATAGTAAACCTAAGTCAGAATCAACTTGTTTGCCTAATGCATAACCAGCATCTTCTGTGTAAAATCTTCTTAGTGAAGGTTGTGCTTGAACATCTGTAATATCCTCAATTAAACGAGAATACTCATAATGTTTATCTATTGAAACTTGAACTTCGCTTTCTGTAGCTGCAATCAATGTTACTTGAGTTGAAGCTGCTTTAGCAGAAGCAGAGCCACGAGTTGGTTTAGGAATGTGAATTGTATCACCTTTCTTACCAACATGTGACATTTTGTTTACAGCGTTAGCTAATACAAGATTATTCTTGTAAGCTGCTATGATTTCATCACTCCAAATTTCAGGGATGAATGTAGCTGCTGTAGTATTTGTTACATGGTTTGAACCTAGTGCCATTTTATACCACCTTTAAATTAAAAGTTAAAATTATCTAACTCTTCCTTCTTCATAAGCTTTTTGTATTTCATTAATATTAGCTCTATATTTTTCAGGATTGTTAGTCATTAAATTGACTATGTCTGAACGCTTATAGATTTTACGAGATACAGGTTCTCCTGAACCCTTACCACCGGTAGAAGCTGCTTTACGCTGCTGCTTACGGTCTTCATCATTAATAGCTTTAGTCTGCTCAACGATACCTTTGCGTTCCTTCCAAAATGAAAGTAACTCATCAGCAGCATCAAAATCATACTTATCTGCTCTTTCTAATAACTCTACTCGTACTTTTGAACTTTTCACCCAATCACCAAATGCAGGGTCTTGTATAATATCTACATAGTCAGGGTGTTTAGTTGTTAGCTTCCCAAGAACTTCTTGCTCATTTTGCTTAACAAGTAATTCTTTTATCTGCTTCATTTCCTCAGAGCCAGATACTGCTTTAGCTACTGCCTCTTTTGGATTATCAAAAAAATCTGGTTCAGCATTGTCATTGTTGCTTAAGTTTTCTTTAGTTTCGCTAACCTTATTCTTAATAAATTCATCTACAATTTTACGAAGTTCACCAACTTCTGCACCTTGTCTACCTACTAATTTTTCAGCTTCTTGGTGCATCTGTACAACTTCTTCAATACTTTTACCAGAATACTTACCTTCAAGTTTTGGTTTTTCTGTATTTTCTACTTCTTCAGTTGCTTCAGCTACTTCTTCTGTTTCAGCAGTTTCCTGATTATTATCAGCTGCTTTTGATTCTTCTTCTGGTTTATTATCAAGCTCTGTTAATAAGTCTACCAGCTCCTCATTTTCTTGTAAATTTACTTCACTTTTATCAAGTGGGTTTGCTACTTTAGTCATTTAATGTCTCCGTACTTAAAAGTATTGTGGGGTATTAATTATTTTTAGCACCGGCTTTCTCATGTTCTCTCGCCCATTTATCGTGATATCCGGGGAAAGTGTGGTCTAATTTAAACCTAACAGGTGAAATTATCCGATTACTCATTAAATCACAATCAGGGCATTGTACTTCCTTTACATTGGATTTGGTAAAATGCTCCGTTGTGTGTCCATTAGGGCAGGTAAAATCAAACAACATTAAGCTCATTGAAAGTTTTCCTGTCCTTCTGTACTTATGGTTTCTGATTGTAAAGTCTCGTATGAATTTTTTACAGAGTTTTCCCAATCAAGAATCCAATTCAGTATTTCCATTTGTCCTTGTGCTAAATGCAATTGCTTTGCATCTTCAAGGTTTAATAGATTTATAGATTTCATAACATTTTCAGTATCTTCTTTAAACTGTTTCCAACCATCAGCCATAAAGAGTTCTAAGTAATTGTTATAATATTTTTCTAATTCAGGGTCTATTATCATTTCCTTATTATATCATATTTATTTTATTTTGTCAAGAGTTATTATCAGAAGCCATTTTTACTTGTGATTTAGATATTTTCTCTTTAACATCTAACTCTTTTTCTTTTAGTTCTAACTCAGCGTATTTAACAAGTTTTTCAAATTCATCTAATCCCACAGACTTAGCCAATGCTGCTATTCTTTTAGTTTCTTCCTCTATAGGTAGTAACTGAGTTTCAACATTGTTTTGTTGTATTCTGGATACAATCTCTGCAGTTTGAGCTTTAAGGTTTTCAATACTAGATTTAGCTTGCTCAATAGCCATTTGTTGTTGCATTTGTTGCATTTGTTGTTGTTCAGGGTTAGGCTGATTAACTTGTCTTAGTTGTGCTATAATAGCTTCTCTATTAGCTAATCCCATATTATCTACAATAGACTCAACTAACATTGGGTACATTGGAGATTCTGGTGACATTGTTTGTAGTAGCTGTACTAACTGAGTTACTTCATACTCACGAGCAATAATACCTAACGAACTAGAAGCTACAAACTTATAATCTTTTGCAGGGTATAGTTCAGGTTCAAATTGCATATATCTACAAGCAGCTTTTTCAACTAACGGAATTAAAAAGTTTTCTTGGAAGTTAATTAAAGTACGCTTATGTCTTTTAATAATAGCACCTAATCCCATAGATATACCAGCTGCTGTTGATTCTCCATTAATAGAGCCGGGAATACCAGCTGAATCAATAGCACCTGTAGCTTGTTGTATCATAGTTTGTAGTTGTGATGCTTGACTAAAAGTTACTTGGTCTAGTTGTCCAAAGTTCATAGGTGTTAAAACTTCTTTAGGATTACCATTAGTTAAAATAGTTTTTCCCGGTCTAACATCTAACTTAGCACCTCTAGGCATACGAGAAGCATCTATACCCATCATAGGGTGTACAGTTAGTGCTAAAGCATCTATTCTTGCTCTCATTTCTGTGTCTAATGCTTTTTGTGAGTTGTAAGCTTTTTCACAAATACCACGCCCCCAGAATTTAAATGGTACAGTATCCCAAGAAAATGCAATAACTGGTCTATCTTTTTTCATGTATGGATTGCGTTCTACTTTTAAAACTGTATCGTCATTAGCTATAACTACAATAGCTTCTGTGTAAGTTGTTTTATTACCTTCTTCATCTTCAATCATTGTTGGAAACTCTACAACTTCATTTTCATCTGCTTCAGGCATATCTTCATCTTCTAATAAATCTGTTGGTACTAAGCCATAATATTTAGTTAGCTTAATCATATCCTGTGTATCTAACATACTAACTTTACTAGCATCTTCTAAATCAGAATCACTAGTAATACTTTCTATTTCTACATCACGATAAATACCGGAATCAATACCTTGTTGTATGCTATGCATTGATACCATTTTTTCTATAGCCACACCTAATGCATCATCTACGTTAGTAGCTAGGGGGTCTATTAAAAAGTTTTGTG